AATAATACATTAATGGTTTGCCCCGCTGTCGATACTATCGGCACGCTTACATTGCCATTAAATGCACTTCCTGCGCTTCTGTTGTTATAAATTGCTCTTGCCACGTCTGCATCTGTTCCACCGCTAACACAAAAGTAAATGCTGTGAGGTAGCATAGATATCCCGTTAATTGTCGTTTGTGCGTTCGTGATATTTTCTTGACCTTGTAAGCTTTGTACCCCGTCCACCAAAAATAAAGCGGAGGCTATGGCGTCTAAAGTTCCAACGGCATAATTGCTTAGAGTGTTAAGTCTTAAAACTTCCAATTCTGCATCTGTTTGCGTGTTTTTACCGATAATAGCTGCATCAGGATTATTTATACTTGTTACGTTTGGATAATCGCTTAAAAGCGTAGTTAGCGTATTAGTTGCGCACGGTATATCCCCTGCTACTTGTGCTTGAAATAGTGCGCTTGTTGTCGGTAATGTTACTGTGCTAGTTAAGACAAAAATATCTCCTGCGGTCGTTTGTGCCTGCGCTCCTGCGTTAACTGTGCCGGTTCCCTCAATTGTTGCGTATGTAGTCGTATATGTCGCTTGTTGTCTTTGTATCCCCGTTAGCTCACAAATTGCATCTTTATATATTCCGCTATTTAAGCTAGGATTAAATTGGTTAGCAATAAATGCACATAATGCCGCTGTTTCTTTTCGTTCTAAAGTTAAAGCGGTAATTAATACCCCTTGAGGAGTGGAGGGGGTTATATCAAGGTCGTTACCAAAAAGCCCTTTAAATTCGTTTTGTACGTTTATAAGGGTTTCGGACGTATCTGGCGTTATAATTCCGCTATTAGTTCCATAATCATAAGCCAATTTTTACGCTCCCGAATGTAGTTTTTATAGTAGCATTATAGCTAAGTATGTTATTTTTAACAAACGCATCTAAACTCTCGACTTGTAGGACGTTATCCACTTCCTCAATCGCACTTGCTATAATACTTTTTATCTTTTCAATCTCTGGTGTACCGCTCCAAATTACGTTTAGATACGGTAGCCCTCCGTCTTGGTTTAAAATCAGTTCGCTCTGTAATGTTTGGATTACATTTTTTGCCACGTCTGCTACTGCTTGTATATCCGTGTCAACTGTTATATTATTTGGATTAAATTTTAATGTTTTCATTGTGGGTATCCTGTGTCTTGTTCTGCGTTTCCTGCGCTGTCTGCACCTTGTGGATGTACGTGGGTACTGCCTACGTTTATGCCGTTATGCGTTAACTTCGCTGATGTAATCGCTACCTCTGCATCTGTCATTATCATTTTAGCGCTTTTAACTTGCATAGTGATGCTTGTATTGTTTAAAGCTATTTTTATGCTACCGTCTAAGCTTTGTAATGTTGCGGTATCGCCTGCGTTTATGTTGTAATTGTGCATAACATCAGGGATAAACACTCCATCGCTAAAGTTTTTTAGTCTGTTTGTGTTTGGAGTTGTGTTTGTATAACTGCTTAAAAACTTGCTTATATCCCTATCGTTTGCTTTAATCCACCCAATATCGCCCGCTTTTAAATCGAACGACAATAAAAACCCACCGCCTCCATATTGCAAAACGGGGATACTCATTAAAATAGGGCGTTTAATAACTTTGCCATTTTCTGTGATTTGCATAATTAGCGGTTGTACTTTAGCTCTGTTAGTTGCTCTGTTGTACTCTAAAATTTTAGCGGGTAACATTCCGTCCGTTGCTTGTGCGTTTTTATTTAGTACATATTCTAAAATACCGCTTAACTCATATTCAAAATCATCAGCTTTCATTGTATCGTTTCCTTAAGTGCTTGTATCGTGTAATAAAATGGCTGCTGTCTGTTCGTTAAGTTAAAATCTAGCTTAAAAACTCTATATGTACCATTCAAAGATGGATTAATTTCGCTTTTAATTTCCATATTCTCCCCTATCTTTATGCGTGGGTCATATAAAACGGTTGTACTAACTCCAGCGCTTGTGAATTGCGGTACGCTTATCATTCCATTATCTTTGTTCACTGTAAAAACTGTTTTAGCTAAGCTTGGAGCGATAACCTTTAATGTTTTATTATCAACGAACACCCTATTATTTGGCAATAATCTGGCTAGTTCTTTTATTTGTGTGTTTAAATCTCCGTTTAAAGAGTAGTTGGATATCTCTTTTATATCGCCTTTATAGCTTAAAATTAAATCGTATTTTTTTGCTATTTCGGACGCTATTGTTTTTGTGCTTGTTTTATCAAAATACAGGCTAGCAGGCTTTGCGTTAAAACCCGTTATGCATCTAATGGTAACTGTAATATCTGGTGGCTCGCTAATATGTGCCCTAAATAATACACCAATAAAAACATTATTATAACCCGTACTTTTTCGCCCTGCTTCCACTTGCACATAAGTATCATACTTCTTAATAAAAGGGCTTGTAACTCGCATAATAAAATCTCGCATATCTTTATCTATGTTTGTTATTTTGATAGTGGCATTGTTCGCTATTTCGGAGGCGTATTTACTCCCGCTTACTTCTATCTCTAAATCTTCAAATTGATACGCTTTCCCGTTTGCGTTTATAGTAATACGGAGGAGTCTATCATCAAATGCTTGCATAATATAAGCTTTGTGTGATGTTTAATTGTTGCCAGTCTGTTAAAATAGCATTTTCATCGCTGGAGGTTAACACAAAATTATTTCTATTTGCTAAATAAGAATACGGGATTATCGGCTTATCTAGTATCACAATAGCACTTAAAACTAAGGGGATATTTTGTAAATATATATCCGCCATTAACTCGCCATTGTTGTTATAAGCGTATATTTTAATCTCATAGTTTTTATATAGTATGGTTTGGTTAGGTTCGTTTAAAATCGGAATTTCATAAAGTGTCATCTATAAACCTTTAAACATTTTATATAACAGTGATGCTTTATCGCTTTTAGCTGGAACGACTTTTGCGTGCGATACTATCTTATGTTTAGTTTTAGATAGTTTACCTTTTTTAACCTTAAAAGTTGTGGGCGTTATTAAAATAGCTTTTTTTAATTTTAAGTCCATTAACATAGTATCAAAATGCCCTGCATTTTCTTTATACGGCAGCTCGCTTATTACCATATTTTTATATATTCTAGCACTTGTCTGCACATTAATTAATGTGGAATTTTTAAACATTCCATCTAAAGTGTAGTAAATAGAGTTGTATTCGTTGCCTTTTACCGCTAATCTTAATGTAATTTCGGTTGGCATAATCACTTTATAATCAGATATTTTTACACCATTTTCCAAGGGGTGCGTAAATATGTTGGCATACTCTCTTACGCTACAATCTAAAATGCCATCACCGTTTAATATTGGTCCGTAATCGCTTGTAAGAAGTTCTGTCATATTTTTATCCCCGTTTGATGCCTTGCTACTGCATCATTATACTCTTTTGTTAACACCTGCTTAACTTGTTTTGCTGTTTCTTTAGGGTCTGCACCGTGTATATTAATGCTTATCTGTTGCGTTACGTTATTGTCTCCCCTACCATAACCGCCTATTGTTGACGGTATCGCTGGAGGAGTATTTAAACCAAATAAATTATCCCAAGCGTGGGATATTATGTGCTTTGTGTCTTTCCATCCGTTTTTAAATAGCCCTTCTGTTTCGTTTTTAAGCTTTGTTATTGCGTTAATCGGGTGTAGTATAGCATTAAAAAACACCTCTAAGAGGTCGATTAATTCGTTTAAACCCTCTTTAAAGCCTTTTATAAACTCTTTAACCACAGCTAATGCTTTCGGATATTTGTTAAAAAATAAACCGATTACGGACTTATTCCCCTCTAAGAAGTTGTGGACATCATTAACAACTAAAGCTACTATTGCCCCGAACGCTGCTATCGCTGCACCTATCAAAATAAACGGGGCTACTGCTACAACAACGGAGGTTGCAAGCTTAATCATAGACGGTAGCAAATAAATAGATATAGCCGACCCAATAGCGATGAAAAAAGCTTCTGCCATCGTTTTATGTTCGCTTAAAAAAGACGTTATCTGCGTTATTTTGTTATTGAGCCAAATCAAGGCGGGTAGTATATCGTTGCCAATAGATATAGACACCCCTCTTAATGCTATCTTAGTTTTATTTATAGCGTTTGCGTATTTCTCGTCTAAATCTGTGCTGGCTTTGCTTATTCTGTTTAAACGCTTCATCTCTGCTACTTGTGCAACTACGGCTTTGCGTCCTTTTTGTAGTAGCATAATAGTGCCTACGCTTAACCCTAAATGCCTACCGTATGCCATAGCTTCGGCTTTTGGCATTTTATGGAACGCTGTTGCTAGTTGCGGTAATATGTCAATAGCATTTTTTATATGTCCGTTTGCTTTAAAAACTGATATGCCTAATCTAGCTAAAAAGGGTAATGCTGCACTGTTTCCTGTTAATGCTATGTTTTGAAAATCGTTTGTAAGCCCTGCGATTGAGCTATTAAAGCCCTCTGCTGTACCACCTGCCATTTGAACAGCTGAACCCCATGCGGCTACTGTTGCGGTATTATCTCCGATTGCCCGTGAAAATCTACCGATTTTATTTCCAAAATTCGCTGCCGCTGTAACGTCTTTAAACACGCCACTAATCGTTAATCCTGCTACTACTGCCGCTCCTAATTCTGCTACAATTCCACCAATTGCATCTACTACGCTATTAGTCGCTTTTTCCGTTGATTTTATATGCTTAGTGAATTTATTGGCTTCTTTTTGACCGTCCTTTAAGCCCTTTTCAATGCCTTTGGTATCGGCTTCAAACATTATAAAGAATGTGTCTATTACGCTCATTTCTTATTTGCCTTTTTGTATGCTTTCCACTCGTTATATCTTTGCACCGCTATAACTTCCCATAGCAAAAAAGCGTCCTCGAGGTCGTAAACCGTCCTTAGCTCTTGGAGTGTCGCTTGCTTTTCGCTGATGATTGTTGATATAAGTCCATTAATATTCTTTGTACTGCCTGCGGGATTCTCCCCGTTAAGTTCGTTAAGAAATTGGAGAGAATCCCTTTCTGAAAAAAAGAGTAGTTAAATTCCAAAGACTCTTTCATAAGCTTAAGCGCTGTTTCCCCGTCCGGTACGTGGTTATCAATTAACGCTTTTGTTTCTAGTGCCATATCTTTATCATTATAAATATAACTGAAGATTGTATCTCTAACACCTTTTAACTCTTCAAAATCTCCGACTTTAGGAAGTCCGGTCATAGGTAACTGTACTATAACTTCCATCCCGACTGTAGCAGGGTATCGCTCTACTTTATAAGTATGCTTAACCCCGTCAATGTCTTTGATTACTACTTCTTTGCGCTTTCTCATACTCCAAACGCCTCTTGGAATTTGAATTTATATGTGTTAGCTTTTAAACGACCGCTACCCTCTACACTTGTGCCGACCGGTGCATTAACTAAAACGCCTTTTAAATAGGTGTAAACGCTTCCGTTTGGTAAAGTCTTAACCAATGTGATTTCATCTTTTACAGGTATTTTACCAAGTGCGGCTCTGTTAGCTTCCACCAACAATTGCATATTTCTATCATCTTCACCGCCTGCGATTAGATTAATGCTAATTGGTATCGGCTCTGCTTTTTGCCACGTGATTAAATCTCCGTTAACGCCACTCTCTGCGTGTGCAATTTCTATATCTTCAGTTTCAATACTTGATGCGTTATCTGTAAATTGCGTTAAAACCAAACCAGCTGGGAATGTTCCGCTCGCTGTTAATATTACTTTTACGCCAAAACCTGAGCTATCTATCATAATAAATTCCTTTAAATTATATTAGTACGTGTGTACCGTTAACGCCTCTAATGGCATCGTCTTTTGCATAAATAAGTAAATATTCCGCTTTATATTCCGTTACACCGTTTACAACACTTGATGAGATAGACACGTTAAACCAAAAACCGTTATTTTGCACTTTTAGATATGCTTTGTCATCGCCTGTTAAGTTTGTAATATCCAAAATCTGCACTGCTGACAAGCTTTTACCAATAGATATTGTTCCGTTATAAAGTGCTTTTTGGACCACGCTTTGTAATGTAGCTGTAATTTGTCCTTGACCTTGTGTGCCAGTATCAACTTTTGGCAGGGATAACAATAAGCTAAGTAGCTGTGAACTCATAGCATCTTTTAACCACATTTCATTAGCGTATGTGTTTAATGCTCTAGGGTCTGTTGCTCCACCGCATAGATTGCCTCTTTGATAAAATGCAATGTCTTGCCCCGCTGTTTGTGTCTGTCCGATATAGTTAACTAGCAAACTATCGTAAAAAGTGCTGTCAACATCGGTTGTAACGGTCGGTGTTAATGTTGGGAATTGTTGGAACATATAATTTTGTACGCTATTGCGTTTATTATAATCGGTAGCAGCTAAAACCATAGCGGGTGCTAACCTTTGGTAACCTGCCCCCTCTAAAGTCAAACAAGTACCGGCAAACCCTTGTAATTGCGGGGATACTTCTCTAAGTTCTAAAGCTTCACTTGAGATTGTCTGGCTTACGGATACCGTCCACGTGTTGCCGCTTCCTGCCGTAATGACTGTATCTGCCGCCACTCCTGCACCTGTGATTGTTTGCCCGATTTCTACCGTTCCGGCTGTTACGCTTTCCACCGTTAAAGTAGTGCTTGAAATGCTACCAATGATATTTGCACTGTGTCCGATAACCGGCAAGTAGATAAAATCTACATTATATGTGCTGTTCCAAGTAGCCGCTTCTACTGTTTCCGCTGCGGTCAACGTGTCAATAAATGTAAATGAGCCAAAATTAGTACTAAGATTTACTGATTTGTCTAAGCAGGCAGTAACAGTATCGTTTGTTTTATCCCACCCATAAAAAGAGATTGCTTTTGGCTGTGATATAGATTTACTTACAAAGCTAAAGTAAAGTGCTGACATCTCGTATTCTGTTGATGTTGAGCCAAAAAAGGTCGCTACATCTGCGGCACTTGTAAACTCCTCTAATGTGTTCGCTCCGATTTTACTATTAGAAGTGTAAAGTCTAAGCATAAAACTACGCTCTTTAACTCCCGCTCCACCGCCTACACCGCTTGTAATGTTTATGTATTTTCTAATATCAATAGCCATAAATATGCTCTCCTATTTGAGTTGTTGTGCTTGTTGTCGTTATTATAGTGTTTTTATGTATAAATGTAAAATCTAAAGACGGAGATTGTTTATATCTCTCGTGTTCGTCCTTGAAATAGTTATCCCTAATCCCTGATATAAAAATAAGATTAAGTCCGTTTTCACTAAAATATTCTATATTGTCATATAATGTTAGCATAGCTGTGTTTAGTAAATCGTTGCCTTGTTCTGCTAGTGCAGATAACTGCCAAACGCTCTCGACCCGTTGCGTTATCGTTTTTGTACCGTTATCAATTACAATATGCGGGCTTCCTACATTTTTATCCGATACTTTATTGAAAAATATAGCATCTTTTGAAGTCGGAATACCCTGAATACTATTCTGATATGCTGATATAACCGTGCTTGCTAACGGCTTTAGAATGGGTAAAAATATTTTTATTTGTGCGTTATCCGTCATAATTGTACCGCCCTTACTAACGTGTAGCCAGCTGTTACATACCAATCTTCAATATGTATAATCTTGTAATTGTTGCTATTATATGTAATTATATCTCCGCTCTCTCCTGCGTGTATTGCTTTTGGCTCTAGCGGTAAATGGACTGTAATATATACCTTTTGAAAATCAAGTCCTAAAGTTTGCATTAATGTTTGGTTAACCGGCTGTACTATCGCCTTCATAGAAATAGGGGCGGTATAAGTAGTTTGGTATTGTCCTACGTCGTTAATTGTTCTGCTTATAGCTGTTTGATATTCGATATTCTGTCTCTTGATTATCTTTCTTAGTTTTGCGTATGTGTTATTCATTGTATTTCACTCGTTAAGCTGCTTAGCATTAATCCCGTGTCAATTAATGGTTTCTCTATGCCAGCAGTTGCGGCTTTTCCACCGTCTGCTAATTTGGCTTTTCTCGCTTGAATTGTCCGTTTTGCTAACTTAGGCGACCATATCTGAGATATAGTTTTTCTTATATCCCCGCTTACTACATCTCCCATTAGCCGATAACCGACCGCTACGCTCATATCTTTTTGGAATACTTTATTAGCTGTAAACACTAACGATTTAACCCATTTATCTTGATATTCTGCGATGGACGGTCGCATAAA